TTCATGGCCTTTTGGACACTCTCCAATAAAATGTTGAGCTACTAGCCTATGAACGTAAAAATCTTTTTGCTTCTTTTCTTTTGTTAATTGGCATCTAACATATTTTTTCTTGTATCCACCCATTCTTTTACTTAAAAACTCACCATGTCTTGTTATTTGACCTTTTATGTTATGATGCCTTTTAATGTTACCATGATTTGAAATTGAATACTTCCCTTTGTAGTTATCTATTGGAAGCCATTTTTCATCTTCCATTTTTATTCCATCCTCTAACCATTACACTTAAGTCTATTTTATCCATTCTTTTCCTCATCTACAATTTTGGAAATTTCTTTTCTCAAAATCCTGTTATACCTTTCAAATGCTCGTATGTTTTTTTTGTTTTTTATCATTATGTCGTGTATAAATTCTATTACTGTTTTGCTTGATTTTTTGTAATGTTTTTCTATATATATTTTGCTCAGTCTGTTTGTATTTCTGTTTATATAAGATCCGCTTGTAAAAACATTTTCAACAGTAACAAAACAATTTGTTTGAGACTTTACGATAATAATATCATTATCGCTAGAATGGCGAGACATGTAAACATCTCCATCTTTATATTTCATATAAAACTCCTTAAACATTTAACTTGAATAAGTATTACAAATTTTTTGTTTTACATCAAGAAATATTTAGATATAATAATAAAGGGGCTTATGAAAAAAGAAACTGAAAATCTATTTCTGAATATTATTCGCACAGTTCTCTATGAACTAACTGATGAAAAACTTATCAACACTCATTATGACGCAGATATTGCGAGCTATAGAATCCTAGACCTAATGAAAGACCCATCAAAAATAGAGCTATATGTAAACAAAAATTTAATTATATAAATTTCTTGAACTTAAGAACCTTGCTCCTCGGCTCTATACACATTGCATCACAAAATTGTTTTTCTGTAAACCTCGGTAACTTTTCTTTTGGAACTATATGACAGCCATAACATAATATCATAATATTTTTTTCGTCGTCTATTAACTTTCCATATAACTTTCTATTCAATTTACTATTTGGGAAAAGGTGGTGCCTTTGAAGTCCTGAAGTTGCGCCACATTTTTGACACTTCATTTTATGCGACTATTATAAACAATTGTGCATTTATCAAAAAAATCTTTTGCAAAATAAACTTTTTTATTTACGAACAAAATTCTTTTAACAGTAGGTGTAGTCTCAACACCACCAGCATTTAGACACGTTGCAGTTAACTCATGACAATAATATTCATTGTTTTTCTTTTTGTCTTTGTGATTCAATTTGAAACTAAAATCATAGCTGTTTCCCAGAAGACTAAGCGCCTTGAAAATTGCTAGATCTGTCAATGATTTTTTTACATAATTAGGTCTAAGAACAACAGCGATATCTGTTGAGCTAAAAAAATTACCAACGGATATTCCGCAAACCCCTTCTGCCACTGCATGAATGACCTTGTTTTCAAACACAACAAAACCGCTATGCGTTAACTCGCCACAAATGAAAGCACTGTCTAAATATTTATTATCATAACCCCTTAGGACGATATCCCCAGCCCTAGCTATTTTTTTAATCTTAGAAATTTCATCGTCCATTATTTTCGGTGGAGTAGTCGCAATATATATGTCGCCGAATTTAGTTAAAAACTTTTTCCATAGATTTTTCAACATGCTACACCCTGAAAAATTAGGCCGACATAATTGCCGACCCAGAGAAACGATTCATAATAATTAATTATAAACATCTAAATCTTTTTGTAAACAATTTAATATGGGACAACTATGGTAACAACAGCGCATACATTCCCAAACTGATTTAAGTCTTTCTTGACCAAGTCATAATTACATTCAAATTTTTGCTCCATAGCTTTAGCGCCATAATGAGCCGCGACAGTCATAAATGCTTTACACCCTAAAGTTGCAAGAATTCCTTTGTCGTTTTCATATGGCGCAGCGCATACGAATTTTTTAGCAGGGGCAAAAACAAAAGAATAAACTTTTTCATAATTACATTCCCAGCGCTTATTAAGTGCATTTGCCATTAACATAGACGCGCTTCTTGATCTTTCGCAGATCTTTGCCTTGAATGTTGCGCATCCAAAAAAACTAGGTATTATCAAAAAGATAATTAAAATAAATTTACTCACTTGGAACCCTCCTAAAGCTATTTACAAGGTCAACTATTTTTTCTTCCTTGACTACGACCCTAAAAATTAAAGCCTCGTTGTTTACATCATGCCCAATGAATTGAACATCAATAAGATCTTTCATTATTGCTTTTATGTTTTTTAGCAGTTCAACCTCGTTCATTGATTGCACCCCCAAAAGGAATTAATAATATTGTATCACTTGAAAACTAAAAATCAAACAATTAACAAATTTTTATGATATAATTAATTTATGGAAAAAAATAAAACTGAATACAAATTTCAATTAGACCCTGAAAAAATTGAACGCCTTAAAGATATATGCAAGAGATATGATATACAAATAAATGATATTGTTGAAAAAGCAATTGAAAAATATATCGAATCTCAAATTGGGAAAAAGGTTTAAGTCTCATAATGCACATTTTTTAATAAGAATAGGTCTAGCCCTATTAAATCCAGTACCCTGCCATAAAACAGGCAAGCATTCTTCATTCTTACAAACTAAGATTCTAAGATCACCATATCTCTTTCCACAGTTAGAGCAATAATGAAATTTGACTATAGACTTTTTTGTTCTTGCCTTTCTAGCCCTAACTTGATCTCTACGTTTTTTCTTTTCAATATCAATCTCTTGGTCTACTGTCACTTTCGGCCCCCTCGCCTAAAATTTTGCAGCATTCCTCATAATCTTTACATAACTCGCTGCATCCATCACCCTGAGAATCAAAAAATTTTCTTCTCACTCCTTCAATACAGTCTTCAAAAACGCCCTCTTGTAAACCAGATATATCAGCGCCTTTCATCCATTTCAATCTAAGGTCAACCCATTCGTTTCCATAATGATTGCTTTTTGTAAAAGCTATATATTTTGCAAGCTTAATGTTTTTTGAAATGATAGAGCAAATATTTTCGTCCCCAACGCTTACCTGATATAGCCTTAGAACCTGATTTTTTTCACGCTTATATCTTGCCTTGCTTGCCTTAAGAATTAAATCATCAAGGGCGCTTACAACTTCAATGCCTTTACGTTTAAGATTCTTAAGGTCTTCGATTACTAATTGGATATCACCTTTTTTGCTCATTTATCACCTCTATCATACCTACACCTTATCTTTTTCAACTTCTACGTTCTTAAGCAATAAATCGACAGTATTGTCATAAGCTTTTTGCAGCAATCCATCTGGAAGTTTAACGTAGTTTTTATCATAGGAGCCGCTCCTAGCCATGCCCGCCATTACACCGTCGACTATTTGTTCAATGATGTCTATTAAATTTACATCGTCTTGGATAAGATGATTTTGATTGAAGTGGTGGCGTTCTTCTTTTTGATGCATTTCCCACCATGTAGTTTCCCTAAATCCTGTTTTAAAGTCAGAATGAAACTGATCTATACCCTCAATTTTTGTATGGTCATGCAACATAGATGTTACTTGCATTAATACTGAAAAATAACTCAAGCCCTCGATAACATCCTTAATGTGCATTTCAGAGTTCTTTAACAATTCTTCTTTTGTTACCTTAGACCAATCGCATGTTCTTGTATCAGCACAACTACTCTTTTTAATCTTAATCATAATTTTCCTTTCGTTAAATCCCTTTCGCTATATCCATAACTCAAACATATAATATTAATGGCATTAAATGCACTTTCTTTTTTTGAATAACCTTCTGTTGTAGCTATAATTCTCCCATTGCTTGATACTAGCCTTGCCCTGAATTTTCCGCCCCTGTCTTTAAATACCTCAAAATGTCCTTTTCGTTTCACGTGGAACCCCCTTTTTAAATTTTATGAACAAAAATATCAAACAACATTGTAATTGTAAAAGAAATTATAAAAGAAATAATTACAACAAATATATATAATTTTATTTCACTCAATCTTTCACCCCTAAACAAATGTTGACAAAAAAGCTAGCGCAAGCATCAAAATAAATCCCGTAATAAATAAAACTCTTATTATTTTCATGTTCATTTATCCTCCGATATTGTCTTACATATTTAAAACATATCTAATTATATCTATTTGTATAAGTTGCTCTGCCGCCCCGTCTGCCGCCCAGTCTGCTGCCCTGTCTGCCGCCCCGTATGCCGCCCTGCATGCTGCCATGTCTGCCGCCCTGTATGCCGCCCTGTATGCCGCCCAGTCTGCCGCTCTGTAATCATTATCACGTTCTTGAAGATAACCAGCTTCATACTGGAAAAGAACTAACATAAAGAAGTCTTTAACCTCCTGCACATCAGTTTCAAAAACAGCTCTATCGGCGCATAAAAAAGCAAACCTTCTTTTCTTCTCATCTGAGATTTCTTTTAGCTTTGAAAAAACCCATATCTTATCTGCGCTTGATATTTCTTTTAAGCTTAAGAACTCTCCAAAGCTACCACTCCAATTTTTGTAATGCTTAAGATAAGATTTCCACCTATCTTCGCATGGCCTTAAAGCTTTTAGTTTTTCTTTTGTTATTCTCATTATTCAGCCCCAATATATGCGTTAAGAATTTATTTTTTCTTTTAATCTTTTCCTATAATCCAAGCCTTGTAAAACATGAATACTACACATTTCATAAATTCTACTTACGATTCTTTTACCAATCTTATTTTCAAGTTCTTTAATGTTTAAATTTGTTGTAAAAATTGTTGGTGTTTCATTTTCATATCTCTTGTTTATTAATAAATAAAGTTGCTCAATAACCCATTCTGTGCTTTTTTCTGCTCCCAGATCATCAAAGACAACTAGAGCATCAGCGTTCGCCGCCCTTATTAAGCCTTTATCGGGATTCTCGTTTTCACTAAATGTTTTTTTCATTTCATTCAGCAGATTGCTAATTGAAATTATATGCGATGTTAGATTGGTTTTTTTGATAATGTTTTTTAAAACAGATATCGCAAGATGTGTTTTTCCAGTTCCATATCCACCCATCAACATAAAACCCGTTTTGTCGGATTCCTGAAAACATGTTTTTGAATATCTAATAAGTGCGTCAATCGTTTTTCCGTTTAGAGTATTTATCTTGAAGTTATCAAAATTACAATATTTATATTTCAATGGTAGACTAGCAATAAAAGAACACATGTTTTCTTTATAACAACTCTTTTTATTTTCAAATAAATTTTCTCTAATAATTGATAATTTTGTTGGACACGTTGAGCTATATGGTTCTTGTTTTTTTTCATAATTAGAATCATAAAGACAATTATTACATTTTTCTTCTATTGATTTTATCACATGGTTGAAATCAATATTTCTTCCAATATTATATTTTTGATCTTTTAAAAATGGATATTCTGTTATTAAAACACCTAATTGTTTTTCAACAATTTTTTCAGCTTCTTCAGGTGTTATTTTCTTCATTCGAATAGTCCATGCTAGGTTGTTCAAGAGCTCTTGTTTTAAATGTTTTATGCTTTCCATACGTGTCTTCCTCCATATTTAATTTTAGTTGTGTGAATTTTGCTCTAAATTTTGGAACCGATAAAATATTCTTCTTCCAAAAAGAGTTTGTTAAGCAAGATTTCATAACTTGTAAAATCTCTTCTTGTGTTCTTCTGTCGGTTTCAATTAAAAATCTCATTTGATGTTTCCATTTATCAAGATTAGACGGTATTTTAATTTTACTGTCGTTTTCTTTTAACAAGCCAACAAAAGATTCTGTTAAAGAAATAACGACATCAGAAAATACCTTTTCTGGCTTCTTCTTTTTGTCTTCTTCTTTATCTTTATCTTTATCTTTATCTTTATCTTTATCTAGGGGCAAGTTGCTTGCTTTTTTTCGGCAAGTTGCTTGCAAGTTTTTTGTGTGGTTATCTTTTATTTCCAACAACTTAGGATATTTAATCGTGCAAGTTTTGTCACAAATTGAAACAGAAATGGTGAAGAAGTTGGGCAAGAGTTGTAAGAAAGTTGTCAAACTTTTGGTAAACTTTATTCTAACTTTGCGACCAATTACATTTAAGTTTAGTTCAACCGTGTCACTTTGCCCATCATATTTTTCAGCCAATAATTCGACTAATAAAAAATAATGAGCATAATATTTTAATCCATGACTATCTATTAAGTTATTAATTGACGTTGATTCGCCCGCAGTTGATAAGTGCTTAAACCACTTCAAAAACCCCTCCTAAAAATATAAAAGGGTGCCAATGCAATTGGGAATTGGAATTTAGGCACCCTTTTAAAGCCCGAAGGCTACTGTATATATATTAATTTCCCGTTAGCAAAAACAATATAATTTATTTTAAAATAAAGAGCAAGGAAAAAAAGAAAGCCCTGAAATATCAAGGCTTTTTGGAAAAGAACGTCGGTTGAAATTGGTATGATAATTATATCTTAACTTTATTTAAACGCAAGCTATTTAACAAAATTTTTTATCAATAGTTCAATAACTGTTATTGCCTAACATCCTCTTTGTCGCATTTTTCTTTCAATAACTTTATTATTTTACTAGAAATAAAAAACGTAACTCTTTTTTTCTCTTCTTCTTTTTCCTTTATTAGTTTTATGATATTATCCATAAAATTATTCCCTTCCATATCAAAATTGTCAATCCAATTAAACAACACATTTTTACAAAATGAACAAGCCTTTCCATAAATACCTCTTATTTTATTAATTTAATTTTTGATTGTTCAAAAATTCGTAACGCTCTTTTAAAGTCTCAACTCTTTTATTATGTCTTAAAGAACTAAGCCTTATTAAAATTTTTTTGGTGAACAATAAATAAGCATTAAGAGCCGCATTATTCGGTTCTTTTGTCTCAAGATATTGCAATAATTCTAATCCTTCAATCGCTGAATCTTGCCACACCTTAAGTAAAATTTTATTATGCCCCACAAATCCAGACTCGTTATATTCGTCAAATAGATTGTTTAGAATAGTAAGAGTTTTATGTGCACTTTTGTTTGTTAGTAGTTTTTTCATAGTTAACTCCTTTAAAGTTTTTCAAGTTCATGTTCAAGCTCAGTTATGACTTTTAAGTCATCAGAGAGCCCACATATAAGGTCATGTATTAAGTCTTTAATATTATAATAGCCCATGTTCCCATTGACTCTATTAAGTTCGTCAATAGCGGCAACTATGTTTTGAGTTGTGTTTTTTAAAATTCCAGCCATGTCTAGGGTCACATCCCCTTTTTTGTCTTCAAGAATATTGTTTAATAGTTTTTCTTTTAATAAATCACTCATTAGTTTTTTCCTTCCAATTAATTATAATAATTCTGCGTCCCATCTTGTATTTTCTGTTATTTCTATAATAAACTCGTCGCTATTTTTTTCATTATCAAATTCAACAACAATAGAAACATTATTATTTTCGATTTCAGCATCAAGAATTTTTCCATTATGAATTAATGCTAATTTTACCATTTCTTTTTTCCCAGTTTCCAATCCGTTTATTAAAATTAATTCTTTCATATTTTCCCTTTCATTTTGCATCCTATATTTATATAATACCATAAATTAATAATAAAGTCAATAATAAACTTAATAATATGCGCCCTTTATTAATGATAATAATTATATAACTCTTTGTAATTACAACATGTTATGGATAACTAAAAATAAAGCTTGCTTTTGTAATACAAAATAAATATAATGGCTTTCAATTGGGACTTAAAATCAAAATTTAATAGGAGTTTTTATGGACTTGAAAATTATTAAAAATGAGTTATCAAAATTCAATGAACCAGATGTAAATAAATACCTTGCTTATTTAGATAAGCTTCAACATGACAAGGATCGAAACGGAAAACTTAAAAATCCTTGGGTTCCTAGTAGACCAGACAAGAAATATATTTGGTATTTCGAGCAAGTCAACGCCGAGGGTTTAATTTTAGACGGGCAACACATTACAATCCAAAAAACAGGTTTGAGCTATGACTATGTTGCTTATAAAAATAAAATGCTTTTGGCTTATCCTGAAAGTGAAATTGACGTTAGCCTTGTTCATGAAACAGATATTTTTGAAGATGTTAAAAAGGAAAGTGGAAAAGTTTCTTATAGTCATTCAATAACTAATCCTTTTCAACGAGGGGAAGTTGTCGGTGGATATTTTATAGTTAAAAACAAAAGAGGAGAATTTTTAACTTTATTGAGTATTGAAGATATTCAGAAACATAGAAGTGTTGCAAAAACTGATTATATATGGCGTCAATGGTTTGACGAAATGGCTTTAAAAACTGTTGTTAAAAAAGGTTGCAAGCTCCATTTCTCAGATATTTATGAAACGATTGAAGAAAAAGACAATGAAAATTATAATTTAGAAAACCCGCTTGATTTAGATATAGAAGTAAAAGCTGCAATTGATGCTTGCGAAACAATTGAAGCACTTCAGGAAAAATATAAACATTATTCTGTGGCGCTTAAGGATGTAAAAGCTTTGAATAAATATGTTTCAATTAAGAAAGAAGGTTTGAAAAATGAAAATTCATAACGTAGAACAATGCACTCCCGAATGGTTCGCCCTGAGAGATTTAAAACTCACAGCAAGCCACGCAACGGAAATTTCTGCCGCTGGAAAAGGATTAGAAACATACACGACAAAGCTTGTTTCTGAACATTACAGCGTTGCAGATCCAGAACATTTTTCAAATAAACACACTGACAGGGGCAACGAACTAGAACCAGAAGCAAGAAATATTTATGAGCTTGAAACATGTAGGGAAGTAAAGCAAGTTGGATTCGTTGAGCATAATGATTATATAGGGTGCTCGCCAGACGGTTTAATAGGCGACGATGGCGGTATCGAAATTAAATGCAACGATGATAAAACTTACACTGATTTAGTTTTGAATGATAAGATTGCAACTGGTTATATTTGGCAAATCCATATGAGCATGATTATTTGCAATCGTGAATGGTGGGATTTTGCTTGCTATAATCCGAATTATAAAAAAGCATTATATGTTAGAAGAATTTATAAAGATGAAAAAGCGCAGGCTAAACTTTTAAAAGGTTTTGAAGTTGGAACTAAAATTCTGGTGGAAAAAATTGAAAAGATTGAAAGATATTTAAATAATAAATAGGAGAATTTATGCACATAGTACAATTAGAAGCTGAAAATATTAAAAGAATCAAAGCCGTTAAAATTATTCCAAAGGGAAACATGGTTATTCTTGAGGGGAAAAACGCGCAGGGTAAAACATCCGTAATGGACTGCATAGCCTATGCTTTAGGTGGTAAGAAATTAATCCCAGACAATCCGATAAGGAATGGAGAAGAAGAGGCGAGTATAAAATTAGACATAGGGGACTATGTTGTTACAAGAACTTTTACGGAAAAAAATAACTATATTAAGGTTGAAAATAAAGACGGTATGCAAGCTAGTAATCCGCAAGCAATGCTTGACGGTTTGATCGGTGAACTTTCTTTTGACCCAATGAGATTTATTTCACTTGACAAAAAAGCTAGAAAAAATCTTTTGAAACAAATTGCAAAGTTAGATTTCACAAGTATTGAGGAAAAGTATTTAACAGCGCTTGACGAAAGAAAATCTTTAAAGAAAGAATTAACTCGCTCAAACGCTATACTAGAGGGGCTTGGTAAGGTTGAAGAAATAAAAGAGCTTAGAAGTTTATTAGATGTTGAGCTGGAAAGAAATAAAATTCAAGAAGAAAATAATATAGTTATAGAAACTAAAGAAATTATTAAAACATTAAAAAATAATGTTGACTCTCTTCGAGCAAAAGTTAATGAGTTTCAAGACCAAATAAACAATATGATCGACAAAGCAAATAGTGATGAAAAAAGAATAGAAAGTTTAAAAGAGCATGTAAAAAATGAGTTAAAAGATACCGAACATCTTACAAAAGAAATTGTAGAAATTTCAGATAATAAGGTTCTTTTGGAAAGGAACGCCAACAGGCAAAGTCTTATGGATAGCGCTGCAAATACTAAATGTCAGATCGGCGAGCAGCAAGAAATTCTAGAGTCATGCGAAAAAGAAAAAAACGAAATGATAAAAAATGCAAAGTTTCCAATAGCGGGCTTGGACTTCCTTAACGGTGATATCAGCTATAATAATGTTGAATTTTCTCAAATTTCTATGGCTGAACAAATTAAAATTTCTATGGCTATCGCAATTGCTACGAATAACAAAATGAAAATCATTAGGATTATGAATGGAAGTTTATTAGACGCCGACTCTATGCTTGAAATTGAAAAGATTGCTAATGAAAGCGACATGCAAGTTTGGGTTGAAAGAGTTTCTAGTAAGAAAAGCGAGAATGCTTTATATATAGAAAATGGAGAAATTGTTTAAGGAGGCATGAATGAAATTGAGCACATTTTTTAAATTAAGAATTGGTGATAGAATTAAAAACGAGGATGGAGACGTTAATTCTATAACAAAACTCTGGACTAATCACTTGTCACATAAAGACGTTTATATAATAGAAAGTAAAAACTGGTCATGCAACCAATATGCTTTTGAAGGTTTAAGTATTGTTGAAGATGATATGTTTGTGGCTTGTGAACAAATAAACGAAAACGAAGCTGTAGGGATTTGCTCACATACTGGAAAAATAAGAAAGATTTTACGTTAAAATAATAAAAGAGGAATTATGCTAAAAGATCCAAAAATTGATTTAGAGATCCTTAAAAAAGTATGCGATGACTGTGTTGATTTTATAAATGACGGTGTTATTTGTGAAAATTGTGGCGTTACGATTCTCAAAGAAATGATAAACGATGAAGAAAAGTATGAGCGATATATACCATAGGAAAGGATAGATGATGACAGTATTTGAAAAAGCACTAAAAGATGTTTTGAAGATTGAGGGATTTTATTCAAACGACCAAGACGATAACGGCGGCGCAACTAAATATGGAATTACAGAAGCGGTTGCGAACGAAAACGGATATGTTGGTAACATGCTAGAAATGCCTCTGGATATGGCTAAGCTCATTTATAAAAACGAATATTGGGACAAAATTTGTTTAGAAGATATTGCTGAAATTTACCCGTCTATCGCAATTGAACTTTTTGAAATCGGCGTAAACATGGGCACTAAAATGTCTGAAAAGTTTATTCAAAGGGCTGTGAACCTTCTTAAGACTGATAACCTTTTAGAATTAGATGGAGTTATCGGGCAAAAAACAATTGATGCCATAAGAGCTTTAGATCATAGGCTTGATGAAGAAACTATTCTCAAGGCTTTGAATGTAATGCAGGGAAATTTATATATAAAAATATGCGACAATAACTTAACTCAGAAAAAGTTTTTAAGAGGTTGGTTTAAGAGAGTTACTTTTTAGGGGGTTTTATGAATGAAATTGATTTAGCTAGACTCATATTTTTTATCTTATGCTTATTTATTTTTTTATTATTTATATTTTCAATTAAAAATGGATGTATTATTAATAAGGAGAAGAAAACACCTAGACCACGACCACCGCATCCACGACCACCGCATCCACCCAAGAGTTACCAGTGTAGTTTCCATTGTGCTCGCAAGTTGAAAGATTGATTATTTTTTTAATAACTTGTTGACTTTTCTTTTATTCTTATTATAATATCGCTTCACTTCTTTCAAGAATGGGTTTATTTCAGTGGCCCATATACTTATATGAAAACCCCTCAAGTCATCGCAATAACTTATAGGTTCGTCCCACACTTTAGTTTCAGATTCAACTCCACATGTGCTTGGTTCTATATTTTTAACATCTGAGAAGCTAAAACAACTACAACGACATTTATTAAATTGCAGGGAAAGCGTGCATTGAATTTGAGGGCTTACTACAGGGGCACAGCTATTCGTTAAGACTATCAACAGAATTATTATAATCAGTTTCATTATTTTCCTTCTTGGCTTTTATGATTTTCTTTATTATTATTTTGCCTCTGCCCTTATCATATACTAAAGCGCCTTTTGCTAGGCATCTAGTTATGATTGGCCTTGCTATCTGATCGAAAGCATATGTTACTATCATTTTAATAAGCCACGCCTTGAATCCCGTAGCTGTCTTTAAGGTCTTACCCAAGAGCTTGCCTAAAGTCATTTCAATAGTTTTGTTTTTGAGTAATATTAAAAGAGCTGTTTTTATGTTTTTGAACGAGAAAATGCTGCGGAGGGCAAAGTTTTCACCCGCCCCCTTTAGCAAACTTAAAATAAATAATTTTAAGGAGTTTAAAATATCATACTCCTATTATGCTTCTTGTCTACAACATTTCTTCTTTTCTCTCTATGTAGTTGTGAGTGATGTTTTTTACAGAGCCATAAAATATCGAAAGGTTTTGAATAATCTCTATGGTGGGCTTCGCTTATAGCGTCCCCACAGACAGCGCAAGGTTTTTTATCTTTAATATAATGCTGATATTTATATATATGATCTTTATTTTTTCGCTGATATTCTTTACGACAATCTTTACATTGTCCTCTTAGCTTATCTTCTGATTTAGCTAAAAAACCAAAACATTCAAAAGGTTTAGACTCTTTACATGAGCTACATATTTTCAAGGCTATCCAACCTTACCGTTGATACGGTCTATCTGCGGCAAAACAATTTTGTCAAGTTGTGGAATTACATTAACTGCTAGATCGTCAATGCTATTTTCTGAAAGAGCTGCGGACTCTTTCACCCAGTCTTTAACGTCCTGATATACGTTTCCAACGGCTTCTTCAGCGATATCAATCCCACTATTTTTGAATCTGTTTAATAAATCTTTTACATCATAAGCTTTTTTCATTTTGTAACTCCTAAGAAAAAATTAAATATCAACTTAGCTTAATTTTAACACATGAAAAATAAGTTGCAAGTTATTTAAAATAAGATAAAATAAACTAAAATCTATTTGGAGAAAATAATGAAACATTTACTTACACTTATTTTATTTATGTCACTTTCTTTAAGCGCAGAATATAAGACTGCATCACAAATTCTTTCACTAAAAAATCTTGAAGGCCCTTCAGCAATTACATTAGTTGGATCATCTCAAAGCTTTAGCGCATCATGGGCAGATCTTGGAAGTGAAGTTGCTGTTAGTGGTTTTTCAAATATAGGAAATTATTTAAATCTAGTTGTAAACGATTCAGCTAACATGCGAGTAAGAGCGCTAGTAAAGCACTCAACAGCCCATGCAGATGAATTTAACTTCCCTATAAAAACAGTAAGCGCCGCAGATGTAAAAGTAGAGGATCAATATTACGAATTTAATGTTGATTCAGACCAAAAAGTTTTTGTTTCTTGGGATCTAGACAGGCTTATAAACTATGTTCAATTTCAAGTTCAAGTTAGTTCTGTTGGATCTACAGCCGCGACTGTTGAAACTTCAGTAATAACAAAAAGGTGGAAATAATGTCAATAGGCAGCGTTACGCATGAGGGCGCGAATAAGGTTGATAATCAGGAAGTAGACGGGCTTTTAGGTGAACACAATTCACTAGCATATAGAGTACATGAAATAGAAAGGCATTTACATGGTAGGGAAAAATGGTTTGGTGATGCTGGTATCGGGGCAACTGGTGAAACGCATGTTGCTGATAGAGTCGGTGGGGCAACCGCACCTTTTCCACTATTGTCAGGTATTTCTACTTTTGGTAATTGGGTTCAAGTCTTAGGGTCTTCAGATACACCAGTTCATACAGGTTCTAAATATTTTGATTCTCATAGATTTTTAGTAACAACAACAGATAGCACAGAGCCGTTTATAATACAAATAGCTGGTGGTGAATCAGCAGGACTAGCAGCCTTAATAAGTGCTGAAGAATTTTCTGAATTTATGTATATCTCTGGGACAAACAAGAATGATTCTGGAATAAGTGACGCAATGTCATCTAGGGTTGCATCTGGAACTAAAGTATGGGCTAGAGCAGCTTGCATAGGTGCTACAGCTAAGACTATAAATGTTTATTTTGGTTTGCACGAATATGAAGGATAACAACAACTTACAGTCACAAGCTGATTAAAGTTTTAATCGTCTTTGAGTATTTGTTTTTAAAGCCCACGTGATAAGGCTATCTAAATCACCTTTGAAGTCACCTATAAGAACGATTGCAAAGCGCTCTCCGACTATCTGATTTCTTATAAGATAGTCTAAAATCTCTAGACTTTTTGGTTGATGATAAATATATTCGATTGCTTGGTATATACCTAAATATCCATTCAAAACTCTCTGAATCATTGTTCTTTCCAGTTTTGTCATTGTCCCAAATATTCTCATTTTTTCCTCACTGTAAGACATGCTATAAAAGACAATCCACAAAAAGCGTGAATTGGATAATGATTCGGAAAGTTCATTAATGCACATGCAAGATAAGCCACAAAGCACGCAAGAAGTTCATATTCTTTTCTTTTTATTCCGAAAATAATTACAGCTATACACATTATGAAATATAAAGCAAACCCTATAAAACCCGTTTCATGTGCGGATTGCACCCAATCTGAATGACTCCATATAAACCATGATCCAACTAGATAATTGTTTTTTATCTGTATTAAAGGCCCAAAGACGTTAAAAGTTCCTACGCCTTGACCAATAAAAAGATTTCCAGTTTCTATAAAGTCTTTTAATACCATGGTATTAAATTCAATTCTTCCAGATGTATAAAAAAATGAGGCATGATTTTCACTTGCATACTTGCCGTAAATATGGCCTATGGTAAAAAGAGACGATACAAGTATTGCCATAATTATATATTTCTTACGACTCTTAATAGTAAAAAAGAAATAAGTGCAAAGAGCTGCAAGTAAAGTTCCTACTGGAACCGATGTTTTGCTAACCATTATTGCAACTACTGGCGCAACGAATAAAAATCTTTTTAAATGTTTGTTCGATATCGGTAGCAACCATAAAAGAGGGTAAGTAAAAGCAATAAGGCAAGCGTTATTAGAACCGTTACCCCAAAAGCCTCCACGATTTAAGAAATGAAAACCGCAAAGCCATTGACCAATAACATAAAAGCTATTTAACAGGCACAACCAAGCAAGGGACGCTAGGACAGAAGACCTATATTTTTGAAGTTTGAAAGCAGCATAACATAAAGATATAAAGCAAAATGTTGCGTATGCTGAAAAATATTTCAAAAGAATTTGTGTTCTTAATGCATTAGATGCGTATTGATTATCATAAAATGAAAATGTATATAGACCAGTTAGAACCACCCATAAAAAGCTGAGAGCTATCGTGATGTGGAATTTTTTATAAATATGATAGGATGCTAAGACCGCACAAAAAACAAGCGCTATAGTCCATTTAGACCACCAAAAATCAACGACTCCTCTAAACTCATATCTCCATACTGATAAAAATAAAAGTGAAAAGAATATCAGTATGCTATGTTTTTTAAATCCCATAGCATACCGTAATACAATTATATTATCTTTGCAATAATTCTTTTATATCTGATTCTATTATTACAAGCTTTTCAAGAATCAAAACAACAATGCTAGCATCTGCTTTTTTTTCCAGTTTAGCCTCAAGCTTTGAATCTAATGTCGCAACAACTATCACCGTTGTAAAAACAATATATAAAACAAATTTTAAAAATGTAATATACAAACTATTCTCCGTTTACTAGCTTACAAGCTTGTATCATACCTACTTTAAGTTCTTCATATTTTTCTTCAGCTATTCTTGTTGCATTTCCTAGAGCTTCGCAAAGCTCTGCGGGTGTTAATTTTACAGCACTTGGATTTATAATAGCGCAAGCCATGTCTGAAAGTGTTTTTGCTTGTAGAAAAATTGAATGAAACTTCTCAACTTTTGCTTCAAACTCTACGCATTTTTCTGGTTTTGGTGTACCGCATCCAACAACAAATCCCATGATAAAAAGAATTACTAATAATTTTTTCATACTATTCTCCTACTATTAAAATTAAAATAGCCCCAATTAGGTCATCCAATTCAGACTTGGAAAGATTTTTAACCTTACCTTTTTTATCTTTCAATAAATTTTTAGCGTCAACCCTAACTTGTTCTTTCGCCTCATCTTCTTTTTTTGTTGCTTCGTCTATAACCCATGAAGATTCGCCCCAAATATGATATTTATTTGTAGGCTCTAATGGTGTTAAATCTCCCGAAATACTTATTCCTATTTCTATTATACTTGTTTTAATTTTTGTTATTTTAGACCAATAAGCACCCCTAAAATCTAACTTCTTTTCCCACTCAGATCCGTTGAAAACAGCTATCTCGTTTATTAAAACGCTTGGAGGCTTCATCAGTGTTGCTTTAGCTGGTGTTAGATATCCACCGTCAAGTTGATCTATTTGGCATTTAACATTGCCAACGTAAGCACCATCTTTATTATATGAATATGCAATATGATTAGCATAGGATGTTATTGTTGATAATATTATTATGATTAAAAATTTCATATTCTCTCCTAATATTTTATTAAATATTTTATTCCATAATTGGCTGGGATTGTTTCATCACCAACCCTAGGCGTTCCATATGCTCCATTTGTCGTTGGAGCACTTGTCAACACTTCTTCTTTATTTGTCAAATTTGCTGCTAGACCGTACCAATCACGACCGTTTATAGAACCAGCAACATTCGTTTTAACCCAACGATTACCACCCATAGACCCAGATATATGTTGATGACCTTGAGCTTTATCATTTTCACTTGATCCAACGGAAGGCCCAGCAAAAGCATTTGTATCAGCCATTGTTAGCGTTCCATGCGTTCCAGTACCCCTTAAGAACACGCCTCTTAAGTCTGGTAAATTAAAAGTTGTTGAGCCATCCCCAACACCCCAAGTCGTGCTAATAGCTGCGAACAAATCGCTATAAGTCGTTCTGCTAACGGCTGATCCGTCGCAATCAAGATATCCAGCGGGCACGCTATCATTTGAATATGAAGTTATTGTTCCAACAATTACAGCCGCTCCAGATGAAGGCGTTGCCCATGCTGGTGAACCTGTGGTTAATGTTAAAACTTGACCATTGCTGCCAGCGGTTAAAGTAGTTGCTACACTTGAAACACTTCCTATAATTAACTCACCGATTGCATCTATAATGTCAGCTTGCGGGTTTGTCCATTTAGATCCATTATAATACTGAGGGATTTTAGTTGTCGTATTATGTATTTGTACGCCTTCAACGACTGAAGAAATAGCATCTCTTTGCGTAGATGTCATTTTAGGTGGTAAAAATCCTCTAGTCGTAGATTTTATTTCTATCATGGCGCTAGAATCAGCTGTGCTACCAGTGCTTGCGACTCCGACTAACATTGGGGCTTTAAAAACACTTTCAGTATCTACAACATGCGCACCGAAACAAATATAGCAACTAAGAAAAGCTAATAAATAAATAAATAATTTCAATTAAACCTCCACTAAAATAGTTGTGGCTTTAAATCTCATTTTTCTAGTATAATTTGCGCCACTCATTGTATTTGAATCATATGTTACTTGACCAGAATTATCAATATCAAAAGTAACTCCATCGTCACCGCTGCCGCTGTCTGAAATTTCCCAAGTTCCTGCGGTTGTTTTGTATGCTAAAAACATTCTTCCACATCTTGAATATTCTTCATCGTCAGTAGAACCATAAACAATATAATCAACAATACCACCACGATATAAAGAACCGTCAAAACTTAAAGCCGTTACACTTCCCGTCGATCCGTTTGGAATTGTGAATTGTGTTTCTTCAATTGCTCCCGCTCCAAAAACACTTATAAGGGTTGTTCTTATGTTATTAAACCATGCACTTAAAATTCTGTTTCCATTTGTTCTTACTGGAATGTCGCTAAATACACTCATTGTGTCCCCTAACTTATTATTCTAATTAATGGTATAGCTTCAATTGATCTTGGCTGAATACTTTGCGTAGCTGATAATGAACTGGCTGCTGTAATCGGCGTCACTCCGGTATACATATCTGCGTCTTGGACATTTGCTGAAGTAGTTGTCATGAAAATACCACCGATTGCTACGTCGTCCACATCGCCTGTTGACATTACCACTTCTGATCCGCTAGAATTATAAACTGTTATTCTATCACCAGTACCACTATAATTTAATTGAACTCTATAAGTTCTATGATTATGGTCATAAACTACATGTGTGTGAGCTATATCAATTTCATGACCTGCGATTCCAACCGCTGCGATTGCTCCGACTCCTGTTTCAGGCGTTGTAGCTACTCCAACTAAATATTTTCCAACACTGTTTGGAGTATATAGATTTTCTAATGGACTTGACACAACATATTTATCCCAATCGCCTGTTGTCTTGTCTGTCTGCGCTTCATAGGCTGCTTCTGTTATTTGATCCCCATTTCTTATCATCCAACCTTGAGGGATTTTCACAGTTCCATTATATGTATGAATATCTGAAAGCTCACCGCAAAAGTTTCCGCCACTTGCAACAAATGATTTTAACCACCTGTAAGAACTACTTCCAAGACTTCCAGCAAGATCTGTTACGACTCCGCTTGTATTTCTACAAATAAAATCTAATTTTAAAACTGATTTCAAAACATTAAACCATGTCTGATCTATTGTTTGACCATTGGTTCTATCTGGAATTGTATTGCTACCCATTAGTCAACCTTTCTTAATTTAAAAACCGCCTCTAGTGTTTTTATATTATAAGTTCTTTTTATAATTTTATATCTTTCTGTGCTATCAATATTCATACTCCATAAACCAAAAGGCAAAATTGCAGAACCGCATACCGCTTGATTGCATATTGGTAAATCAAAACCAAGTGTCGGATAAACAACTGTTGGATAATCTACACTTATTTTATCTAAAAGTCTTAAGGCTATGGTATCATAATTTAGAGATGTTGTTATTTCAAATTCCTGTCTTTTGTCTTCAAATTCATCCCTAATTGAATCTAATATATTTTGTCGCTTAGCAGTATTTGTAAAAAGATCACTTTCAAAATCTAACTTTCTTACACCGCTTAAAGCGATAGAAGCCGCTCCACTAGCGTTTAACGTGGTGTCGCTCCAATTTATAAAGTTAAAAGTTCTTTGAAGTCCATTATTTAAATTCTTAATGTTTATTATATTTTCAGCTCCGTTAGGGCTAGCCTCACCGTAAAATGTTTCTTTTAAATCTGTGCTTTCTTCTCTTTCATCAACATAAATTACACCGTCGTCTATCCATAAAACAGAATTTGAGGAGTTTAACAAATCGTCTATGGCGTTTTTTACTGTTTTGTTTTCAAGCTCTGCAACAGAATCTATTGCCTGATCTAAACTTGGATTTATGTTTGAAGCACTTACGGTCATTAAATCAGTAATTGAAGTTTGATTTAATACAATATATATAGCTTCTGCTATAGTATCACCGATTGAAAGCGAAGAAAATGGAACCTCCACTCTACTAAATATTGACTCTAAACCTAAGACTTTAAATTTGACATTCTCTGCCTTTGCGTCTTCTGATAGTGATTCATCATTTATTAAACCCGTATATAAATCAACTTCTTCGCCCAGCATAGCCTCATCAACAAAGCACCCGCCGCATTGAGCAAAATTATCATCAATGTCATAAGTTATTTTAAATTTTGAATCGCTTCTTTTATAATTAAAAATAGAAGTAGTGATATCAATATCAGAAAATTTCCCAGTTCTATTCACAAGCGTAACTGAAATATTTGAATTTAAAAAAGACTCCTAGCTGTAAATCGCTTGAATCTATTCCCTCGGAAACACTGCCGACGTTTTTAACATATTTTGTTACCTCTATCCATTCGCCTGAATAATCTTCAACATCGTTAAAGGTCATTATATAGCATTTTATAGAATTTGTATCTAAAAGTTGTTTTGGCATTAGTCAATTACTTCTTCTAGCTTAAGGTCAACTATTAAACCAGACTGATATAAACCCTTGTACCACGCTGGTTTATACTCGTTTGTAGTTTTGACAAGGTAAATATCCTCTAGCCTCCATCCTATCCTTACGCTTCTAAATTGGTCTTCGTCCCCACCGCAAGGCCAATATAAAAAACCTTCATTTGAATAAAAAAGATCTTCAATTGTTTCCAGACTGTCATCATCACTTGAAACTTTTACCTTTAAATTATCTTTTCTAGCTCCCGTTCTTTCCCTTACGTCAAGTTTACCTGAAAGCATTTTAGATTTTGATTTATTTCTACCTGTCTCTGGTTTTATTATTGGGTATAAATTAAAATCACCAATGCTTGCTGTCGCTATTAATTGAGCCAAATATTTATCAGCGTCAGCAACTATAGTTCCAGTAATGGTAAGTTTTATTTTGCTTGTAGCAACAGAAGTAAAAGTATATCTTGTTACGTCTTCAGCGTTTACTGTTTCAGATATAGCTGTTGAAAAATCAACGTATCCTGTACCGTTCCAATATTGTATTGTATAGGCTTTGAAGTTATGTAAGATCATTATTATTTCATCAATATTTCTATCATCAACAAAGTAAATTTCTAAAGTTGTATTATCCGCATCAACAGAGCCGTCCGTTGCCCATGAACTATTATTTGATCTATTCCTTACAAAATCAGCAAAATCATTTCCCTGACTAGCTGTCAATGTGACATCTGGGTTTGATATATCTAATTTATTCTTTTCAAAAAATCTTACCTCTTGTGACATTTACGCCCCCTGCACAGATAAGTTAAAGTTTTTATTTTTTACTATTCCAGCTTCGACAAAATCAACGAGCTCATCTTTTAATGAAAGAACTATTTCGAGGGCACCACCACCGATTCCACCGCCGATTTTCTCTTGGGCTTCTGGGTCGTCTAATGGAATTACAGCTTCAGGACTACCACCCTCACCAATTATCGCAGTTGTTCCGCCCCTCGTTGGCATTACAAGACCACCAGAAGCCATTTTTGGCGGCTGTGCTGATGCTATTTTTGCGACGTTTATCGCTGCGAGAGTCCCAACACTTGCGGCTGCAATTATGTTATATGGAAAAAGACCACTTGCCAAAGCATTCTGTACTGCTAAATATCCAGATATTAAAGCTTGTGCTAAATTTGCAGCCTTGGCTATCATAAAACCTTTTGTTCCAAATTCAGAAGCAAGGGCTGATATAGCAGCAAAGCCCTGTGCGATAATTGCGCCTTTTTTCTGTTGTAGCTGTTGTTCAGCCGTAAGCTTTTGAGCGTTCCACGCCTTAAGTTCTTTATTTATTTTTTTTTGTCTCTTTTGTTCATCAGTATCAGCTTTTTTGGTATGTTTATCTTTTAAAGCTTTTTTAGTTACTTGATGAACCTCCTCCGTTTCGAGTTCATCTGCTTTTTTTAATGCATCTTTTTCTTTTGCTATATTTCCCATTATGTCTAAATGCGAGGAAAAAGCATCTCTAAGACCGACCCAGCTTTCCTTTATTCCGTCAAGATCACCAGAGAAAACTGCTTTTATAAGTCTACCAAAATTTCCTAAAACATCTTTCATTGCGTCTATAACTACGAATGTTGTTGCTTTTATGTTTAACCACAGCTCGCCCCAACCACCAGAAAGATTTTTCATTATTACAAGCAGTCCAGCTATTGCCAATCCAATTCCAATAATAGGTAAAAGCACAGTTCCAGCAACGCCTGCCAACATTGTAAACGCTGCAACAATCGGTGGTATTATTATACCCAATGGTAACATGACAGCAACGACAGCAGCGATGACAGTAGCTATTTTAAGCGCTATTACTGCAAAATCAAGAAGAGGTTTATTTTTACGAATCTCATCAATAAACTTTTTTATACTCTTAGATGTCGCTATTGCTGCGGGTGCTAAACGCTTTCCAATGTCTTCAACTAGATCACCAATTGTATTTTTTAATTGTAGAAAAGCTCCTGTGCCACCAGCGGCAGCTCTTGCAGTTCCACCGAATTGCATTTCTAATTCTTTCAAAATTATTTTTTGTGCACCAGCTATATTTCCAGTATCTTGCATCGTTTTTATTTGTTCTTTTTGTTGATCTGTGAAAGTTATACCGACCCTAGAAAGCGCTGATATACCTACTTTTGGATCATTAAGCGCCTTACCTAATTGTATAGCACTTGATTTCATGTCCGTACCCATAGCGGTAGACATATCTAACATTGTTTCGGTAACTCTTGGGAAAACGTCCTCACCTATATTTCTAAAAGTAAGTAAGAGATTTTGACCCTCAATTATAGCTTCATCCCCGTATGTTGTAACTTGTTGCAGACCAGCCGCCATTGTAAATAATTCTTTTGCTGTAACCCCAGCCGCAAAACCAGTTGCTTTTAAAGTTGCGTTAGTTCTTATCTGAGCTTGCTCTTGTCTTCTAAAAGCCGCTAGTGCTCCGCCTGTCGCAGCGGTCAATGCAGCAAAAGCAACAACACCTTTTTTACCAATATTTTTCATATTGGCAGAAACTTTATTAACCCTTGCTTGTACGCTTTTCATCTTTTTTTGAAAAGCTAGCATATTAGCATCAATTTTAATAATTACATCTGAGCCCATTATTTTCCCTTGCTAAAAAATTTCTCTCTGTCTGCATCTATCGCAGCCCTTTGCTCCTTGCTTAACTCTCTATTTTCTACGACTTCAACACCTTCAACGCTAGGAAAGTTTATCGGTTTATCATGCAAGTTTGCTTCAAACGTCTTACTATTTTTTATTTCCTCAGCGATGTTATTTGTTGAAATCTGAACCTCCCTAATTGTCATTTTACGAATATCATCTATTTTATATCCGTAATGAAAAGCAAGTAGATGAAAAATATAGCCCCAATCTAATTCGCTTTTTTCTTGTTTATCATTGCCATTGCTTTTTTTTTAGCAGCTACTTCTTGCGCTTTAGTAAGTTCTGGCATACTGTTTTCAAAGGCAACCATAAAAGCATTTAATGGATCTGTCACATTGCCTAAATCAATAGCTCTACAAAACATTTCAGGCCCAGAAATTTCTCTTTTAATTTTGTCTCCATTCCTATTTATTTCCTCAATTTCTTGTGTGATGAAATCGCTTTTATCTTCTAGCTGAGAGTATATTATTTTAAATTTAGTTGCAAAACCACCTTCAGTTGAAAAGATAGCCATTAAGTTTTCAAGACTTTCATACTCTTTTTCAAAATATGCAATGTCATCTAAACTTAGATTTTTAACTTTGTAAATCTTTCCTTTTAATTTAAATTCTGCTTTTGGTGGTATTACTGAACTTAGTTTCTTAGACATGTGTTAACTCCTGTTATATTTATTTTAACAAATAATAATAAAACTTGCATATTATTTCAATTGTATATAATAATAAGTGTATTACATTTTGAGGGGTTGATAATGGAAAGATATTGGAGGGATGCAATTGAAGAAAAATGACACAAAGAATAAAACAATCATAGCAAGACTGAGTATCAAAGACAAAAACAAACTCATAAGAATAGCAAGCGTCAACGGCTATAAACTATCTGCATGGATTCGCAAGGCTTGCTTGAGTTATAATCCCGCAGGACAACAAAATGATACTGACTTAATAAAAGAGCTTAAATTAAAAAGGAGAAAAAAATGATAAAAATATTTAGAAACTTTAAAGAATACTGTAGAAAATTAGTTGAAATAGATACCCTGAAAAAAATATCTATTAGAACAAAAGTCCCATTCAATCACGTAACAATCGCTTATGGTATTATAAAATCAAGCTCTTTCATAAGACCAGACGCAAGACTAAGAACATTAAAGACCTCATTAAACTATGCCGCTGTGAGCCATTACAGTGCAGGAAAAGCCGCTGCAATTATTGTCAAATACTTTGAGCAGAAAAGAAAAAGATAAAAAAGAAGGCGGGTTTTATCCCGCCTTAGTTACCTTAATTCAATTTTATAACTCTATCACATTTATTAAGAAGACGGTGAAACATCTCTTACTTCACAAATTCCACCATTAGTAGAACAATAAAAAAGTTCTGCTTTGATTTCTGATTCACTAAATGCTTTCTCACTCATTGAAATAGGCATCCCGCTTGCTCTGCATCTGTAACAATCAACGACATACATTCTATCGTCACCCTTTACTTCCGCATTTAAATATGCACCAAATTCAGGAGTCCTATCATTCGGAGCCCCGATTTTTACTGAAAAAGATCTTGTAGTCGGTGGGAGCACTTCAAATACTGCCGTATCACCAACAGTCAGTCCAATAGTTCCAGATCCACCAGTTAAATCCAAGCCATAGCTTGCAATTGCTGTCGCGGATCCTGATGTAATTGATAAATCAGCGGCAAGAAGTTCCAGTGTGTCGTCTTGGAAATCTACATCAACGCCCCTGTTAAAATCTTGATCTGAATAACCATAGAGATTTACAGTGCTGGCTGATATTGCGATTATAACATATTTTGTAAATTTTAGATCAGTTTCTTTGTCTGTAGTAACTGTTACGGTTGCAATTCCTGTTGATGCGTCGATAACAGATGCATTTAGAACATTTGCAGGGGCAATAATTGTTCCAGCAGTTACCGCTGAAGTTACTTCAGTCGGAGCTTTTCCTAAAAATAATTCATAAAGAAATGGTGGGTATTCTCTGCTTTTAATAGTAAGCTCTGCGGTCTGCTTTCCGTCTTCAACATCCCATGCGTAATTAAAACTTCCACCTTCAAGCTTTATTAGTTCGCCTGTTGTTACTAATTCAGATCCACCTAGAACTCTAATCATTCCATAGGGTACTCTGTTATTTCTTCTATAAAAGGTCGCTTCATGTATTCCAAAAATTGACCTTGGTTTTGTTAATCCTGACATGTGTTTCCTCCAATTAAGTTAAATTGACTTCTAGACTAACCCCCACAACACGTTGTTGCTGAGACTCTATTTTTAGAGCAACCGTTACGGGCGTTAAACTACTAAGTTCAATTTTTACAGGACGATAAACTTTTCTCCATCCGTCCTGAAGAATCTCTTTGAGCGCTTGCTGGTATCTCCACGCTCTTTTATAATCATTTGAGGATCCGTTCTCCTCAAAGAATATAAGAATGTCAATAGTGTATTGTTGAACCGAATCAGGCCCGTTGCTATCCACTGTTACTGGGTCGACGGCTCCCATAACTATGAATGGATCATAGTTCGGGACGTCGTCTAAAAACTGCATTACATACGCGCTATCACTGATTGAATTTAAAATAGTGTCCCCATAATGCGTATTTAATTCTGCTATTTTAGTATTTAAGTTAGTTTTCAAATAATCTCTAAGCTTATCGAGAAAAAATTCTATATTCCATCCAACCATTATGCTAGCCCCTGTCTAAGTTTCTTTGAAACATATGTTTCTAAAATTTTAGTCCACCTGTTAAGTCTACCTTTTTGCTCGCTCGTTGCAAAGGTTGATTCAGGACCAATGAATAAAAATTTTCTCATTTTTGTATTTTTGGAACCAAATTGGTGTACTGCGGCGTAGGGATAACCCTTTGATGATTCAACTTTCGTTCCTATTTCTATGCTGAAATTTCCTATTATATTGACTGCTTTTGTGTCTTTTGGGTTTGTAACTGATCGCATAAGCGCCCCAGTCCTTACTAATAGAGGGTATGTAAAACCAACAGCCCTTTCTTTTGATTCTCTTGAGTCCTCGTTTTTAAAATCAGGATAAGCCCCAGCACTTCCAAGATTAAATATAGCTCTCTCGCTTTTATAAAAATCAGCTGATATTAATTTTAATGGAACCTTTAACGTGTTTAAAAGTCTAGCTGATTTATTTAAAGCCCTTTGGAACCTCTTATCATTATCTATAGAATAAGAAACAAATCCACCAGCCATGTCTACCAGAAATCTTTATCAGATATTGAACTACTATCAGCGTTGCCGCCGCTCGTAATATCAAACTCTGAATTAACATCATTAGCGTTATTGAAGTCCTCTATGCCTGAGTTATTAGTGCTTATACGAGTTGAGTTTTTAAGTAGTTTTTTATCAATTATCTTGTCTAGTCTTTTTTGTGCCTTTAGTTCTAAATTATATTGATCTTCACTATCAAGCTTCTCGCCTGATTTTAACTTTAAAATTCCTTCGACTCTATGCTTTACAAACCAAATACAAATCGTTTTCAATACTGAAATATCTGTTGCGTTTGTTATTGGAGTTTCATATATTTGGCCCAGTTCAGAGTCTATATGGTTATCCGTTTGAGTTATAAATTCCGTTACCTCTGTGGCGGTAACTTGGGAACTTGCATCAAACGTCTGATTTTTAAATTCGCTTTGTATATCTGCAATTACAGCGTATGCCATGAATACCTCAAGGTGAGGAGGAGGATAACCCCCCCCCTCATGGGTTTTATTTTATTTTTTTACTTCTACATCTTTTTTAAAATTGTTTTTCTTAACAGCTTTCACTTCTTCAATAAGACCTTCTTTTAAAAGCATTTTAAATTCAGTGCCTTTATATTCAGTACCTTTTTTAAAAGAACCTTCGCCGTTTTTGAAATTATTTTTTACTACGTACATTTATTACTCCTTATTTACATCTAAAATTCTGAAGGAAATAAAAGATAAAATCTTTTGATCCATCAGCGGCGGTGCTTGGGTCACAAACATTTTTCTCAACTTCATCAACATCAATAACACAGCTTGCTCTAGTACCCTCATAAGTACCATCGGCAGTTGTCCATGCTAAATCACCTGTTTGGGCTAGGCATCCATCAAGACCAAGCTTGTCAGTAATTCCAAGATCCCATTGTGCTGTATATGGTGAATCTTCAATAGGAAAAACAACAGAGGTAACGGTCTTAAATGCTTTTGTTCCAGTTGTTGCAGTTGATTGGTTAGCAGTAACTACTAGGGATTCTGTTATTGTATCACCATGAACATTTGTTCCAGTGACAACCACGCTCCCAGCCGCAACGTCAGCGGTTGTGGAAACGGGAGTTACAATAAGAGCCCTAGCAACGTCTACCGCTGCACTAAATGTTGATACTGTTGTTAGAACACCAGTTGTATCACCGTCATTGCTACTTAAAATATAAGTTGTGCTTGCGGTTGCTGGTGAGCTTACAGTAATTTTTTCTAGAAGTTGTTGAGTAGGGAGTTTTAAATCTCTACCAAAATTTCTGTCGTAAACCTTACCAAAAGAACATAGAGCAAAAAGAAGTATCAGAATAAATAAATTTCTCATAATATCTCCTTTACGCTACAGCGTTTTTGATTAGATAAATACAATCAACATCCGTGATTAGATGTTCATAACTATCTACAACTTGAACTAATTCACTCTCTGGTGGGTCATCTTGAGGACTAACA